CTTGGGGTTCGAGAAGTACATCGGCGAGCCCGCGCTCCCCTTCTTCTGCTGAGCGTCCCACTCTCCCCCGACGATCTCCCAGTCGTGCGTGCCCTTGCACCCGATGAGCTGCCCCGTCCCGGTGAGCACCACCCCGTCCGCGCACTCGAACCTGGCCAGCGACGGCATGTTGACCCTCTTGCTGAGAACGGCAGAGGACTCCAGCCTCACCGTCTCCTTGCCTGTCCGGTCCGGGGTGAGGGCATCCAATGCGGCCTGGATGACCGTGGCCGCGTCCGTGCCCGATGATATGGTCGCTCCATCGCGACCCTTCGCGATGTAGATATCTCCATCCTGGGCGACGGTGTAGCTGAGCGGCCCGGTGGCGGCGGGCGCGTCCTCGAGGATCGTGGTCGTCAGGACCTCCACCGGCGGGACTATCTTAGCCCCGCTCTCCGAGTTTCCGCTGATGGTCTGGTCCGCCAGGGATGCCCCTCCGGACGCGACGATAGCGCCCCTTAGATGGCGGATGACGTTGTTACGGCAGATGTTGCCCTTCGGCACGCCATTGTACACCACGCCCCAGCCGGTCTCGGTCTGGACGTAGTTATGCTCGTGCACGTTCCCACTGGCGGCCTGCCCGTGCCAGGGCCTCACGGTGATGGTCCAGGGGGCCTTGTTCTTGTCGCTCTCCGACAGCCCGTACACCCACGGGCATCCCAGCCAGTTGTCGCGGACGATCCAGTTACGGCCGGGCTCGCAGTTCACCGCGCTCATGGAGATGTGATGAATGTAGTTGTTCTCCACCAGGCACTTCGACGCCCCGGTGTCCCATCCTCCGCCGCCACCGGCCACGCCCGAGCCGTACTCGCGGTAGCTCTTGTTGTACCGCAGGCCGCAGTAGGCCAGCTCGCAGTTCCTGACCTCGGCGGAATACCCGGCCGGGTCTCCGCGATGAGCGGCATAGACGGCGGTGTGCGTGACGTTATGGATGTAGCAGCTGTCGATCGTGGTGCCCTCGCTGTTGTACAGCCCCACCCCGCCGAACAGCGCCCTGCTCTGCACTGCGTCCGCGCTGCTCAGCCCCCCGTCGATGTCCAGGTAGGCCAGCGTGATAGGTGTCTTGTGGTCGTTCCTCCGGAGGACGAAGGAGTTGATGTTGTTGATCGTGCTCAGGATCTTCGAGACCGGCACCGGGTAATTCGTCACCTTCTTGAAGCTCAGGCTCGCGCCGTCCCACACATAGACGGTGCGGTACTCTACCGAGCCGAAGATGTTCGAGCTCTTGAGCGGCAGGGTGGCCGGGAGGATGAACGTGCCGGGAGCAAGGATGATGCTCTCCCCTGCGTCGGCCTCGTCGATGGCCCACTGCATGCCCTGATAGGCGGAGCCGCGGTCGACGACACTCCCTCCATTAGGACCGGCCCTGCCGTCGGGATGCACGATGTAGTCGTACTCGTTCCCGATGTGCGCCACCTTGGCCGTCATGGTGTGAGGCACCACCGGACGTACTCGACGATGTTGATCACGATCCACGCGGTAGCGACGAAAAGGAACGTGCCGCACAGCCAATCTAATATGGTCTCCTTGTCCAGTTTCATATGATGCCCACACCTCCGAACATGCAGCAGCCCCCGGACGGCCCGACGTTGGAGCCTCCGGGGCTGGAGATCGCGAACGTGCCCACGGTATATGGCGAGCTGGTCCCGATGGCATGATAGACGATGGCATAGTCGTTGAAGTCCGAAACCGCACTGCCGAGGTACCCGTAGTCGTTCGCGGCCCCGGTGTCCCCGAGGTCGACCACGGCATCCCAGGCGGCCTTCCCGTAGTCGAACTTCATGTAGTACATGTGGTGGCTGCTCGTGTGCCACCAGAAGTAGAAAACGTCCCCGGAGTTGCGGTTGATGGTGATGGCTGGCATGATGTTGTCTCCTCCCTTGCCGCTCCCGCCCCACAGGTTCAGCAGGTACGGGCTGCTGGACTCCCACGTCCCGCTGCTGTTCCGCTTCCGTGCCCGGATGTAGTAGTACGTGGCCAGGGAGGTCCAGCCCACCCACACGTCGTCGCCCCAGCTGTTGACACTGAAGCCGAAGTAGTCGGTCACATTGGTATCGGTGACCGTCTCCACCGAGCCGAGGGTGCCGTCGCTGGCGCATGAGCGCCCGAGGGCCTTGGTTCCGCTGGCCGAGACCCAGACGGTATAGAACGAGCCGGATGACAGTGGGACCACCACCGACCACATGTATGTCCCCGTGGACGATGACAGCTGCTTGCCCCCTGCGGCAGGGAACGCGGTATCGTTGCTCCAGCTGGAGGACGAGGTATCGTTGGCGTTGCGTACGACCCTGGAGTGGGACGCTCCGGTGAACGCGATGACCACATGGTTGTCGCTCGTCACGCAGATGCTCATCGTCCTGACGGACGTGGACGTGGCTGCCGTTACAGCGGACGCCCAAGTGATCGTCCCGCCGGAGGGCGTGCCCCGCATGTACTTGACCGTGGTAGTCCCGTCCAGGTAGCACAGGTGGATGTAACGGCCATCGGTGCACACGCTCAGGTCGTACACGATGGACGAGCCCAGCCCGATGTCGTCCACCTCCGAGCCGAACGTGCTGGCCGTAGCGTCAGCGTCCGCCGTGGACGAGTAGCAGATATGGCTCGTCCCGTAGTAGAACAGATACCAGTAGCCGTCGACCCACACCAGGCGGCGGGCCAGGGGTCGCCCGACGATCTGCGCGGTGGTGCCGTCAGGAGCTGCCACTCGATCACCTCAGTCCGAGTACGCGGTGGCGAACTCGATCAGCAGCCCGAGAAGCTTGGCGTCCACACCCAGCGTGTCCTCGCTCACGTCACGCATGCACTGGATGATGCACATCTCCCCGGCGGCAGGGGTGCCTGCGAGAGTCACCTCTGCCACCGGCCCGATATGCACATCGTTGGCGGTGATGAGCGTGTCCGTGGACGTTGCAGCCGAACCGAGTGCCTGGTCCAGCGCCTCGTCGTTGGCGTATGACCTTCCGCTAATGGACCAGCATACCGTCCCGCTCCCGGACGCGGCGGTCCAATATGGCAAGAAGTACAGCTTCCCGCCCGCGTACCCCCCAGGCATGGGGAACATCCACTGACAATACTCGTCCGAGGCGGTGTCAAAGTCCAAGGATGGCACCATGATCTTGTTCGTCGCTAGTTCCGTCCACGCCACCGGGGCGCATCCACTGGTCGTCCTAGTCTTGCCCCCGGCGGCGCTCAAGAACACCGTGGCGTATCTGCTCGGAAGTCTCGCCGCCGCGATGGTGCCCGTCAGCGCGGTGGCGGCCACCGGGATGTTGCCAGCCGCCGCCTCCGTCACCACGCAATCATACTGCGTCTGGATGGCGTTGGCGAACACCGCTGTCGCCGTGTCCCCCGCCGTTATCGTTGTTTTCGAGTATGCCGCTATCCTTCTCCCTCCTTATCCGTTAGTCCATGTGATGACGCACCTAACCGTCGCCCCCGTATCTGGCACGACCTCGTAGGGCGTCGCTACGAGGTTCCTTGTAAAGAGCCAGGGCGTCCCGAGCGGAATCGTCCCGGTCTCCTGCGTAAAGTACACCCCCACCTCCCGGACGGTGTTGCCGACGTAAGTGTCCGGGGCGATGGTGTAGTTGAGCGACAGCGTCCCGGTCCCCGTGGCTGTGCTGGCCACGTCCAGGGGGGTCATCACCCACGGAAGGTCGAGAGTCGTATCGCTCACGCTCTCCGCCCTGGTGCCGGAGCCGAGCACGGCCTGGTCGCACGCGAACGAGTACGCTCCGCCGCTGGCGGCTTGAGCGGCCAGCATGGCGCACGCGGTGTCCGTGCATCCAGACCAGGAGCAATCGAAAAGGAACAGGTACGCGTAATCGGACGTTTTGCTGATGGCGTCGATGACCACGCGGGCATAGCAGGAGCCGGAGGCGATGGTGGTGCCGGTGGACACCCAAACCTCCCTGATGGTCTCCCCGTTCTGCTCATCTTCCTCCAGTAGGTATGTGGCCCTGAACTTGCTGCCCTTGTAGCTGGACGTGGTCGGCGCTGCACATAGGAGCTCGTTCCCGCCCCAGGTATCGGTGAGGGCCGCAGCCGTGCCGCTGGAGCCGAGCCCGATGGCGGAGAGGTGCCACGCGGTGCCGTTGCAGGCGTCCCTCAACTGGTTCAACCCAGCGGTGGTGACGATGTTATGTGCTTTGCATTGCAAACGCTTCTCTAACACCCGCCCGCCCTCGCGCCGGAGGCGGTACACCTTGACGTTGCAGTATGCCTTGCCGACGATCACCAGAACGCACTCCCATCGTCCCATTTGTTCGTATCCCACACCATGCTCGGGGCGCTGCTGACCGAACAGACCGAGGACATGGTCACGGTCGCGGCCAGCTTGTTGCATATCTGCACCGTCTCATTGTCCCTCAGTGAGTAGTCCTTGACCCCCGCGATGCGCCGCCAGTATTCTATCCAGTCGTCCGCCCGCTCCCCGTTGACGCATTGCACCGTGTACCGGAGGCTAAGCTCCTCGGTGTCGGTGTAGTCCGTCATCTCAGAGGCGCTGATGCTCGTTATCAGGAAATCATCATCAATGCCCCGGTTGATGTGCGTAATGTGCTGGAGCATCCCCGCCCGGAGCCCGCCCTTATCTGTCTGATATGACAGGTCCACCCTGTCGAACGGCATCTGCCTAAGATGTGTCTCTGCCGCGCTGACGTTGAGGTCCAGATAGATGGCAGATGAGTCCTCGAACAGCGCCTCGTATATGCCGGAGGTGCTCTCCGCCGCCGCCCTGGCGGCTATCTCTTCTTTGTCCTCGATCTTGACGAACATCGACACCTGGCCGCGATACGTCACCGCTAACGTATCCCCGGACGTGAGCAGGGTCCCGCCCTCGTCCTGATAGATGATGTCGTCGCCCTGGTTCCAGTAGAAGTCCTTTCCTGAGTCCACGCCCTTGATGCCCAGCGTCGCGGCCACACCGTTGACCGTGACTGATACGTCCGAGTGTGCGTCGTATGTGAGCTTGAACTCCCGACGCACTCCATCCCCGACCTGGCTCTCAGTACGCAGGTCAGATATGCCATTGACCGGCCCGCGCTGGTATATGGTATTAGCGTAGTTGTCCACGCTGCCCGACCCGCTGAGCGTGATGTAGCTGCCCTGCTCGGCGGTGACGTTCCAAGGCGCAGTGTAGGACGTCTGCGCCATGTAGTTCAGCTTCTTATCGCTGTCAATGTACCAGATGAACCCGTCCCGCTTGGCCAGCTCGTTCAGCGCCTCCGACGCCTTCTGGCCGTTGTACGTTATCTCGCTGATGGATGAACCGCTCTCGATGGTCCCGGCGCTGATGCCGTAGGCCGCCAGGTAATCGGTTATGATGGCCTCCACCACATCCGAGGTCAGGGTGTACGAGCCTGAATCGTAGTAATCGAACACCAGCACGTGGTCGCAGATGGCCTCATACCCGGCGAAGCTCAGGGACCACGCCAACGCGCCCGTGCCTAAGATGGTGCTCCATTCGTAGCCGCTCAGCACCCCGGCGAAAGCCACGCTGGAATCATCATCGTTGACTATCGATACTTCCGTACCCATGAGCGCCGCGTAATCGACCAGGCCGGTGTCGTCCACCAGCGATATGGATGCGTTGTTCCTCGCCCCCGTCTCGCTGTCGATGGTGAGCGAGCCGGGGGTGTACGCTCGCTCCGTCCCGTTGATGGTGAGAGTATGACTCATCTACCACAGCCCCGTGGTCTTGCCCTGTCGGTAGATCTCGCGCATGACGGCCTTGGGGTCGTTGCTGGTGATGTTGAACACCACGTTCTTATTGCTGTAACTCCCGCCGATGTCGGGGAGTGGCGATATGGACGGGCTGCTAATGGAGCCCATCGAGGACGATAGATATGCCTTGGCAAATCTCCCTATCTTGCTGGCCGGGACGACGTACTCGTCCTCCCCGCCCTCCCCTAGGAGCGCAGGGACCCCGCCAGGCGTAGCGCGGACCACACCTCCCTCGGAGAAGCCGAAGAAGTCCCCGATGCCGCCCACGACATCGCCCACGGCCCCACCGACCGTGTCCAGGATCCCGCCGACGTTGTCTATGACCCACTTGGCCGCGTCGATGAACGGCCCGATGATCTTCATGATCTCCTTGACGACCGTGTCGATCATGCTCTTAATGCCGTTCCAGACGTCCTCCAGGACCTTCTTCATGTCCCCTGCGGCCTTGCCGATGGTGTCCCAGGCGGTCTTGATGGGCGTTATGATGTTCTGGTCTATCCAGTTCCATATGCCCAGGATCGTGCTGTATATCCCGTTCCAGATCCCGATGAGGATGCCTTTCATGGTGTCGGCGGTGGAGGATATGAGGTTCCAGCCGGCCATGATGGGTTTGATTATATAGGTATCAATGAGGTTCCAGGCGGCGGTCAGGGCCGCCACAATGGCGTTCCAGACGGCGACGAGGACGTTGTACATGAACTCCGCCCCCGCCTTGATGAGGTTCCAGGCGGCCAAGAGGGGCTGGATGACAAACTCGTCGATGATGCCCCATGCCCACTGGAAGATGCCGACCAGGGCGTTCCACAGCCATTCAAAAAATGGCTTGACGGCATCCCAATTGGTGATGATGATGAGGGCGATAGCGGCAATGGCGGCCAGGATGAGCATCACAGGGTTGGCCATCATCATGGAGCCGAGAGAGGAGAATATCGACCCTATCCCTTTGATGGCCCCTCCCAGCTTCGGGAAGTGCATGTTGGACAGCCCGCCCAACGTCTCCACCAGGCCGCCCGCTCCCGATATTAGGCCGAGAGTGCTGGACACTCCCCCAAGGGCGAACGACACCCAGGCGTCGTCGAGGTTCCCGGCGGCCATGTCCGCGTTCTGAGATGCGATGCTGGCCGCATCATTGGCCTGAGCCAGGTCAATGCTCGCCTGGATCGCCTGAGGGGAGTCAGCGCCATACTTCGCCACGGCCTCATTGTATGCGCTCTGAGCCTTCTCCACCGCCTCGTTCGCCTTGGAGAGCTTGAGGGCCGCTCTCTCGCTGGCCGTCTGCGCGGACTGCACCCCGTCATATGAATCATAGAGGACGTAAGCGGACAGCGCGAGGGTGTTCGCCTGGTCTGCCGCCTTGAGGAAGGTCTTGCCGGTCCCGCCGGTCTTTTTCTCCGTGTTGACGGCCTCGTCGCCCAGGTCCTTCATGGCGTCCTTGGACTTCTTAACGCCCTGCTCCATGCCCGTCGCGTCGAGCGTTATCTTGCCCTTTATCTCGCCCAGGTCAGCCATTCGGTATCTCCCTCCCCCCCATCGCCTTGTTTATCCTGCGAATATGCTCGAACTGGTCGTCCATCGGGAGCGCCTTGAACGGTCTGGTCTCGGCCCTCGGCAGTTCCTTTATGGACATGAACTGCTCCGCGTTGAACTTCCTGGACTTGCTCCCAAAGTGGCCGTTGGCGAAGAACGCAGCAATGGCGGCCAGTTGCCTCTCGCTCTGTCGTTGCCGCTCCACGCTCCGCTCCATGAGCGCCCGGTGGAGCCGTAACGTCAGGTTCCAGAACTCTTGCTCGCTCATGTTGAGGTCTTGACGGCAGTACGCCCACAGGCCGAGCCAGTCCATCTTCCCGTCGCCATGCTCCCTGGCCTCGGCCTGCTCGGCCTCGGACATCTCGGGAGCGGATGCTCGCATTGTCTCCATGAGCATCTTCGCTATCGCTCGATAGTTGAGCAGAGTAAGCTCCTTGCTCACCGCGTCGAACGTGGGAACTAATAGATCATCGCCCAGCGTGGATAGTCCGGCCCGTAACGTGTCCACCGCCGTCATCACGTCGAACAGCCCCTCCTCATCTGTTAGGCTCCACTCCTCCAGCTTCCGGCCCAGGACCTCCTCGTAAACGTACATCGTCAAGAAAGTGAACCGGAAGGGGAGGAACGCCGCCGGGACTAGCTCGCGCTCGTCATTGCTGAGAACGCTCGCCCCAGTCGGCACCATGACCAACATCCAGCCGCCTCAGGTCAGGTTAGTAACGTAGATGGTGTACCACCGCTCGACCTTGCCGCTGTCCTTGGTGCTGATCTTGACAACGTGCGAGCTGCCGTCAGCAGTAGCGAACGCGGCAGACTCCTCGCCGCTGTTCAGCGTGGCGATGTATGTGCCGTCAACGTATAGCTTGATGGTGGCGCCGGTCTTGGTCGCCGTGACCTTGGTGGTCGCGGAGGTGGTCACGTTGGTGTAGTCATACTCGCCTGCGGTGAGCGCGGGAGTAAGAGTTCCGTCGCTGAAGGACAGCCCGGTGAGGTCGCCGGATACGGTCACGCTCAAGGTGGGTACGCTGGTCACGGCAAGGACGGCCTTGAACTGCGCCTGCTTGCTCTCCGCCACGGGAGTGATGAGCGCAAAGCCCTTGACCCAGGCCGTGAACGACCACCCGAAGGCCATCGTTGATGGTCCAGCGATGGTGAACGTGGACTCGGTCCCTGCGACGAGGTCCGCCTCTAGCTGTAACTGTCCATTGGTGTCGTCCGGTCTGAAATTGCCCTCGATCTCCAGGTCTTTTACGCTCTTTAGTCCCGGCTTCTGCTCGATCCATCCGCCGGAGTCGGTGTTGGTCACGTCGATGGACTCGACCTCCAACTCGAAATCTCCGACCTTGGTCAGTTCCGCGATGGCCGTTCCTGCCCTCATTAGCTGGAGGCCATGCGCCATTCCCGCACTAGATGTGGTCATGTTATTCCGCCCTCATTATCTCGTAGTTCTGACTAAGTGTGATGCTGAGATTGTTCCAGGTGGTCGGGAGCACGCCCCCCACGGCCTTTATTTCAAGATACTTGGTCCCGCTCAGCTCGGTGTTCTTGACCGCCTTCAATGCGGTCTTGGCCGATTCCAGCCATGCCCGCCCCGTCTCCGGCGTCTGATGCCTGACAATGATGGTCATTCCGGGGCGCGCTATCTCCCCCCCGTCCGTGTTCCTGAGCGATTCCAGCCCCCCGGTCCCGGCGAGGCACATGCAAGCGTCCGGGGTGGTGGGCATCCGCTCCAGCACGATGTTCGTGCTCGTCCCTACGCTCTGCGCGATGAGGTAGGTCCGGATGTCAGCGAGGTAGCTCAAAGGACCGCCTCCGCTGCCTTGTCCATCATCTTCGCCACGCGTGGCAGGAGTTCCGCCGATTTGAGGATGAGCGGGATCTCCAGGTACTTGGCCTGACCGATGTTGTGCCTGTACTCCATGTGCTCATGCTGTTTGGCCGCGTACACCTCAGAATATCCGAGCTGTACGCTGAGGCCGGTGTCAGTGGTCTTGACCGTATCCGCGTACCCGCTCCCCTTGAGGAAGCCGTCCTTCACCGGGACGTAGTCGGCCTTTGAGAGCGCGATCACATCGTTGGCCCAATCCTGGAGGCCCTGCGCTGCCGCGTCCTTGAACTCAGGGAACAGGCGGTTTATCTTCGCCAGCATCTCCTCGTCCCCCTCCAGGGTGAACTCGGCGCTCATCCCACCCTCACCCACACCTTAACGTCCCGTGTGCGGTCCTGGGTGCTGATGAACTTATCAACCAGCGCCCACGCCTGGGCCTCGTGGTTCGAGATGCTGCCGTTGATGGTCCCATTGGTGAGCTGGCCTACAAGGTCGTACCTAGTATAGAGCCGGGCAATGCTGAGATGCAGCGAGGCTTGCTCCAGCGTGCTGTCCCCGGTGATGCCCAGGGGGGCGAGCCTAGCGTTTATCTCATCCTCCGCCCCGTCGATGATGGCCTGGAGCGTTGTGCTGTCCAGCGCCGTCCCGGTGTGGTATGTCAGCGTTGTAGTGGTGCACCAGCTCATGTGCTCACCCTCTCGATGCCATCAAGCAGGGGGCGACAACAGGGCGGCAATCCTATGGGCGTCCTCAAGTTGCGGAGGATGGGCCGCCTCATGCTTGTGTATTCCTTGGTCGGGTCGGTCATGGTCAGCGTGAAAGCACCCTTGACGACCGGCCCGACGTGTGCAAAGATGTTACTAACGACCAGGTCAGCGCCGAGCGTGATAGGTTCGGCGTAGCTGATGAGGTCATAGAACGTCTTGGACGCTGCCGCACAGGTGATGGTCGCGGCCTTGGTAAATACGACCTGACAGGTTTCCGGGGTCCACGTTCCGGCGCTGCTGTCGAAGTTCCCGCCGAGGTGGTGGACGCCCTC